GTTCGGTATTCCGGCAGTCTGGCGATGGGGGGGCCTGGCGGCGATTCAATCCTTGGTGCGGCGGCTGGGTCACAAGCCATTGTAGGCGAAGGTATTAATGCTAATGGCCATGGTGGTGGAGGCGGTGGTGCCTGTGTCTACGGTGGAGCGACGCAGCAGCGTGCCGGAGGTAGCGGAATGGCTGGTATTGCAATCATTTGGGAGTATGCGTGATGAACTATGCCGTTATAGAAAATGGTGTTGTTACCAATATTGCGGTATGGGATGGTGAGAGTGCCTGGCAACCAACTAATGCGTTAGTTATACCTGTATCCGATAATGTAAGAATTGGTTGGTTCTATGATAAGGGAAAGCTTTCGTCACCTACGCAGCCGCCAAAAACACATGATGAATTACTTCGTGAGGCAGAGAATGAAAGACAGTGTCTGCTGGATAGTGCTAATGGTTTAATTATGAACTGGCAGTCAGATTTGTTACTCGGTATTATAAGTGAAAATAACAAGAACAATCTTTTGTTATGGAAGGAATATGTTAATAATTTAATGTCAGTGGATTTGTCCTTAATTCCAGAAATAACCTGGCCAGAAAGGCCAGAGATAATACGTTGAAATTATGTGGTGTATTATTAGGGGGGTACCCCCCTAATAAATCAGGATGTAATTATTTTTCTGATTTTATCGTTCTTCTCCAGAAAGTGATAAGATAATGATGCCATTGCAGTATTAATAACAAAAAGTACAAGCCAGCTAAAAAGACCATAGTTAAGAATAAATGAGTTTTTATTATGATCCAGGTAATATAATATAGGTAATTGCATCAAATAAAACGAATAACTTATATCTCCAAAGTAAATGATCGCTCTGTTTGCAATATTGTTTTTGATGTTGATTTTTGCCAGGTGCAATAACATAATTGATATCGCAGGAATTGTGAGATAGTTCACCCCCATGGAGTTATTGTTTTGCTGGGTGGTAGCATACAGAAATAATAAAATGCTTAATAGCCATGTATAATGGTTAACACGATAGCCATTTAAAAAAAGTATTGCGATACAGACGCCCACCACAAATTCTGGTAACCTGTATATTGGAGTTGCGTAATATACGGACCAAACTACAGGTCCCTGAATTATATCAGATAATGGGATTAATAATGCTGAAGATAAATATGAAAAAAGTAAAACATAAATTACATTGTTTTTGTTGATGTTTTTTATCAAAAATGGAAACAGGGCATAAAAAAACAATTCCACTGATATTGACCAGGTACCGCTAAAATTCCAAAAATCGAAGGTCTGATAAATCCATGATTGCATTCCAGTAACAAACAAGAATATGCTTGCAATCATTTTTAAAAAGCTTGCATCGCTGGATAACAAAAATGGGAGGGTTAAAAGCCCACAAAATAAATAGGCTGGAAATATTCTTGCTATTCGCTTCCTGAAGTAATTGTTTGACAAGGAACCATAGTAATTATAAGTCAAAACAAAACCAGAAAGCATGAAGAAAATACTCATGCCAATGACGCCATTGCTAATGGTTTTATTAATAAGCTCTCCAAAATTAACGGGGACTCTCATGTTAATGTGAAAAATAAACACATAAAAAGCAGCTATAAATCTTAAGATTGTTACTCCATCCATTTTTTTTCTTGTTATGTTATTGGTACTAGTCATTTGAGGCTTCTCATGATTAAAAGGTTCGTTATTAAAACCATTAATAATACTCTACTTACTTATCAAGTATCAACGTTTTTATGTGTGGTTTTAATTAACAGAATGCAAGAATAAATGATAATATTCTGTTTGCGATTTTTTAAATAATTGCACTTACTACTCCTCAGTGCGAGGGAGAATTGAGGATGGAATTGGGGGCTCCGTCCAAAATTTACCCCTGAATAATGGGCGTAGGCCTGGCGATTAATTGCATCAGGAGCTCCTCGCCAGAAGGTGGCGATTATCTATGATGTTGGTGTAATCAATATTATGAATTACGTAAACTCCAGACCAAAGTACTCACCACCAGTTGAGATTTTTTTCCTTATGGAGAGTATCTAATAAGTAATTCTTTGGAGTTTATAAGACCTGTAACTATATATTCAAATAAGGGGGCGACAATTAATTATTCAGGGAGTGAATTTGCTATTATATTGGGTGATGATTCTGACGAAAATAATCCTACCGCAGATAATTTCTATCAAGGCGATTACACCGTTACTGGCATTAGATTCACAGGTGGGGAGAGAGCATTAGGTGGTATAAAGATAAAAAGTGCCGTTTATACGCCGAAAATAAGATATTGTGATTTCATAGATTATGGGAATGCCAGCTCTTATGATATATATGCTCAGTTTGAAAACTGGGATATTTTAATTGAGGGGTGTTATAAAAAAACTTTTTATAGTCGAGTTGCTATTGGTAACTTTATATCAATAGTTGGTAAGAAAACTGATGGCTCAGCTTATGACGGAGGAAATTCTCGAGTAACAGTTAGAGACTGTGCTATGTCAGCCTATGACAATCAAGATTTAGGATATTTTGCCTATATTAACTGCGTTAAGGGGAGAGTAATTGGAGGTAGTGCGCATCACTCTACAGGTGGAATACTACTTGGGCCAGCGGCATCTGGAACGCTTATTGATGGATTTTATTGTGAAGTAAGTACTCAATACAGACCTTGGGTAATATCTGTTTTAAGTGATAAAACTAATCCTGCTAATTATCTGTTCCCTCAGTCTGTTACGGTAAGAAATGTGTATGTAAATATGCATAAAGAAAAAATTGGTAATGCTGGTAAGCTTATTGGTGTCATGGATGCTGATGTGAAGTTAAGAGACTGGAGTGTAACAGACTGCCAGATTTCAAACTTCGAAAATGGTCAAGTTCTTATTGATAGAAATGATCTTAATGAGCAGACCGGTAACACTTATGCAAGAATAAATCCAATTTTTGTTCCTTATAATTCTGGTGGTGGAAGTAAATTTATTGTTACTGGAAAACTAACAACAGCAGAAGACTGGTCATGTGGTGATATAGAAACTGGAGTTTGGATTCCGACTGTAGGTGGTAATGCCACATATTATCAGCAGAAAGGAAATTATGTCAGGAGTGGCAATATCATAACGGCAACATGTCACCTTGGTATAACTTTAATTGGGTCAGGAGATGGTTTCAGAATTGGAGGGTTACCATATGTATCAAGCAATAAAGCTGCATATGTTGGAAGTACAGGCTACTATAATAATTTAACAACAGCAGTTACCGCTTTACTTCCAAGGGTTGATGCAAATAGTAGTTATATAACTCTTACTGGAGCAACTACATTATCAGGTAATATGAATATATATCAAAATGTTTTGGGTAATAATGCAGAAGTGATAATCACTGTCACTTACGAAATAGATTAAATAGTGCCGGGGTATCCCGGCACTAACTTTGTCATTATCACGCTGTTATTTCGGTTTCTTTTTTGTTAATGCTCTTATTTCTCTTGTCAATTAAACGTTTACCTATATTTATCATTGGCTTTTCAATGAGAATATATATTGGATATGATGCAGTTATTGAGATAATAACCAAGGAAAAAAACACAGAAAATCCACCAGTTATGCCAATTTCAGCAAGGTCTGCCTTATAATAGAAGAACAAAGCAAGTATCACGGCGTGAATTAGATATAAAGAATATGATATTTCACCAAGGAAATTAAATATTTTTATTTTGGGTGTTATATTGCAGTATTCATATACTAATGATGATGCAATAAGTATCATCGCCATAGTCCCAAATCCATTCAATCCATGCCCATAAGGTCGCTGGATAATGAATAATATTATGGATATACCACATGAAATCCATAGTATTTGAAGCGAATACTTTGAAAGTATCCTTTTAATACTTTTGCTTTCGTTGATGTTTGTAAATATTTCAGAAAGAAACATCCCAATAACGAATTCATACATCATTGGAGATGTAATAACATTTGTATATCCTAATAACCAGTTATCTGTAAATAACCCTGCACTAACATCACCTGAAAATGATATATTTCCATTTACATAGTATTGTGTAAATGAGACCACCATGATTATAAAAACAGAACAGATAATTGTTCTGTATTTATGCGAAATAGACATTGATACCCCGAAAAAAACATAGAAACCAATTTCATATGTTATCGTCCAGGCCGGGTACAAAAGATTATAGGCAAAGAATGGAGCGCCTTCATTCCAGTTTATATTTAATGGAATGATGGAAATAAGTAAGGTTCTAAAGTTTTCAACTGTAGCATAGGTTAGAAATTGAGTGTTTATTATGTAATACATGCAACAGCATGTGATTAGTAATGGGTATATTCTAAATATTCTTCTAATTGAGAATGAGAAAGTATCATTAACTTCCTTCTTTCTTGTTGAGTATACGATGATAAATCCACTTAATATGAAGAATATATCAACTCCAGACAGCCCATTCCCAAATAATAGGTCACCCAAATCTTTCTGAGAGTAGTGCTCATTTAGCAAGAATCTGAAGTGGAATAAAACAACAAGTAATGATGCTATTCCTCTAATATATTGTAATGATAATATCATATGATTTGCTTGGATATAATTTGTTAGCAAATATTATGTTGAACTATTTAAATCATTAAACAGAAACAACGCCACGTTATATTAGAATGCAATATGGCATACTTTCGCTAAAAATACAAAGAGATAGAAGAAACAAAACACTTGAGAGGTAAAAATAATCAAAAATTACAAGTGCGTTATAATTTCATGGAAGTAATTCAAATAATTGATAGACAAAACCTATTATTTTGGCGATAATGTAGACATGGATAAGCAAAAGATACCAATGCAGAACATTAGCATGTGACTTTGTATTCTGAATTGATGATACGCAAAATAAAACTTTTGCTAATTCTCAATATCTTATTCACAAAATTGTGCATATCTCTTAGGTTGGATATGAGGATTACAGCACACTTTCATCAAGCCAGTCCGCCCACCACTGCATCATCTCCCTGCGCTTATCGAGATACTGAGCATGGTTGTAAATTCAACTAACCCAGTGAGTTGACAAAAAATTAGCGCAAGAGGACAAAAAATCACCTTGCGCTAATGCTCTGTTACAGGTCACTAATATCATCTAAGTAGTTGATTCATAGTGACTGCATATGTTGTGTTTTACAGTATTTTGTAGTCTGTTTTTTATGCAAAATCTAATTTAATATATTGATATTTATATCATTTTACGTTTCTCGTTCAGCTTTTTTATACTAATTTGAGCGAAACGGGAAGGTAAAAAGACAAAAAGTTGTTTTTAATACCTTTAAGTGATACCAGATGGCATTGCGCCATCTGGCAGAGTGATTAACTAAACATCGCAGTAATCGAGGCGCTTGCCAGAGAGTGGAAATGAACGTTAAACCCGACCATCGCGCCGCTGGCACCTTCATCGACATCAATACGTTCTATATCCAGCGCGTGAACGGTAAAAATGTAGCGATGAGTTTCGCCTTTCGGCGGTGCTGCGCCATCGTACCCGGTTTTACCAAAGTCGGTACGCGTCTGCAAAACGCCGTCTGGCATTGCTACCAGACCAGAGCCAAACCCTTGCGGTAATACGCGGGTATCAGCGGGTAAGTTAACAACTACCCAGTGCCACCAGCCGGAGCCGGTTGGCGCATCCGGGTCGTAGCAGGTGACAACAAAACTTTTCGTTCCCGCAGGAACATCATCCCACGCCAGATGCGGTGAAATATTATCGCCATCGTAACCCATGCCGTTAAAGACATGACGATGCGGCAATTTATCGCCATCGCGCAGATCGTTACTGATGAGTTTCATGAACCCTCCTTTCTTGTTTGCAGAAAGTGTAGCCAGAAACCCTCACGCGGACTTCTCGTTATTGGCAAAAAAATGTTTCATCCTGTACCGCGCGGTTAACCGCTGCGGTCAGACGCTGCAACTGTTGCGGGAGAATAATATAGGGCGGCATCAGGTAAATCAGTTTGCCAAAAGGCCGGATCCAGACACCCTGTTCGACAAAGAATTTTTGCAGCGCCGCCATATTCACCGGACGAGTGGTTTCGACTACGCCGATTGCCCCCAGCACGCGCACATCGGCAACCATTTCGGCATCACGGGCGGGGGCAAGTTGCTCGCGCAGCTGTACTTCAATAGCCGCCACCTGTTGCTGCCAGTCGCCAGATTCGAGAATCGCCAGGCTGGCGTTTGCTGCCGCGCAGGCCAGCGGATTGCCCATAAAAGTTGGCCCATGCATAAAGCAGCCGGCTTCGCCGTTACTGATGGTTTCTGCAACCTCGCGCGTGGTAAGTGTGGCGGAAAGGGTCATTGTGCCGCCGGTTAAGGCTTTACCGAGGCACAAAATGTCCGGCGCGATTTCTGCATATTCACAGGCAAACAGTTTGCCGGTACGACCAAATCCGGTGGCGATCTCGTCGGCAATCAGCAAGATACCTTCGCGATCGCACATTTTGCGGATTCGTTTTAACCATTCCGGATGGTACATGCGCATCCCGCCTGCGCCCTGGACAATCGGCTCAATGATCACCGCCGCGATTTCATGACGATGCGCCGCCATCAGGCGGGCAAAGCCCACCATATCGCGCTCATCCCATTCGCCATCCATGCGGCTTTGCGGGGCGGGAGCAAACAGGTTTTCTGGCAGGTAGCCTTTCCACAGACTGTGCATTGAGTTATCCGGATCGCACACCGACATCGCGCCAAAGGTATCGCCATGATAACCATTGCGGAAGGTCAGAAAACGCTGGCGCGCTTCGCCTTTGGCTTGCCAGTACTGCAACGCCATTTTCATCGCCACTTCCACCGCTACGGAACCGGAGTCCGCGAGAAAAACGCACTCCAGCGGTTGCGGCGTCATCGCCACCAGTTTGCGGCACAGCTCAATGGCTGGCGCATGGGTGATACCGCCAAACATCACATGCGACATGGCATCAATTTGCGACTTCATCGCCGCATTAAGCTGCGGGTGATTGTAGCCGTGGATCGCCGCCCACCAGGACGACAT